CCCAAGTCCTGTTGAAGGACTTTTAGGCGTTAACGCTTTGGTCACCATACCTTTGACTAAAGGTCGATGAAGTTTCGGACAAATTCTCTGAGTTACAAAACCCAGGAAAGATATCCGACCCAAAACAGGAGATGTTTCGAGAACAACTGGGAAGGGGGCAAGTCCTCCAACCAGTTGATCAAGATATCTACAAGTGTTCCAAAGACCAGCCTTGTAAAGCTGATTTCTGAAGCTCACTAAAGATATCATCTCTGGAGCATCACTCAGTGACGAAGGAATACATCTTCGAAGATAGGTTGGCGTAACGTCAACCCCCTTGAAGTAGTCTCCTCCACAAGATTCTCGAAAGTTTCCTTTCCAGAAAGACTTGTGCGAATTTACCTTCATACCGAATAGTTGAAGGTTATCGATCACTGAACGCACATATTCTACGGGAATAATGATATCATCCCCGTAGACACGTACTGAACGCAAGATGACGTTTAAGTCATTCTTGCTCAAGGTATGATCCACACTATCTTGGATCCCTAAGCAAACAATGGTAAGAAATACCATTGCTTCTACAGGAAAACAAGTAGCGGACCCCATAGACGCGAACTTGGACAAAGATATAATTCCATGTCCAGGAACGTCTGCCCTAGTTGATCTGCAAGCCTGAATCGCTCCTGCTAAGGAGGGAAAAGGGCGAAACAGTTCTTCTACGAGCAAATTAGAGACACGATCACTAGCTTCAGAGAGGTCCAAAGTCGCAAGACTTTGGTCATCTGATCCTAATGATGCCATCCACTGATTAGGAAATTGATCAGTGAATCCGATCGAACCGTTGAGATAGTCACTTCTCTCAAGTTGATCGACAAGGAGTTCTAGCAGAGATTGTTGTGCATATTGCATGCACAGTGGTTCTACTGCTATTATCCGAGGTGTCTTTAACGTTTTAGGTACTGAAATTACCCTAGAGGGTAATTCAGCATCAGGGGCAAGAAGAAGTACAGAATCGAGGACATCGTAAAACCCAGAATTGGGAATCACAAAGTCTTCTACTGGAAAGTATCTATCCAGTCTTTCTGTCCAGACTCCGACGTCGTATTTTCGGTTTCCCTTAATACGATCGGCCGTAGCACCTGGGCCGTGTCTGGGAACATGATGTCCTTCATAGACCTTACGGTCAATGATAGACATATCATGAGCCCAAAGAAGAGCAGACATGCGACGAAACTTATCGATAAGATAAGGAGCGGCGGATTCTGTCCACGCACGTACTTCTTCTTCACAATTGATGTAGCTGTCATAGGCTTTCTCCTCTCTTGCAGAAGTGCAAGGTAGAAGAATTTTCTTAAACAACAGAGAAATCTGTCGAATATAGAAAATAGCATCCGTTGACGGAACATCAAGAATCATACCAGTGTCACGATCGAACACAAGCTCAACAAAACCTCCAAAAAGTTGGGGGAGATGTCCTCTTTTCTTAAATGAAGAAAAGAACGAGGAGCATATCTTACCTTCTTCAAGACTTCTTTCGAAGGCTTGACAGTAGGTAGGAAGGGTAATCGTAAGAAACGATATACCTTCGTGTTCATATCGTCTTTGGATCGTTTTCAGGTCCAAAGCAGCACTAGTGCAACACCACGCCTCAGCATCGCTGAGAACGTTCTGCAACAGAACCATTAGGCTTTTCATTACTACCTCCATCTAATGTTGGGGGACTGTAATCCAAAGTCCAATGAGTTCTACCTCCACAATCGTGAAGCCGACTTCAACTAGTTCTCGCCACCCAAAAGTTGGGTGACTTTAGCACCAGTTGAAGCGGTAAGATACGCAACCAGAGCGTCGACGATGGCTTTCGCCTCAGCGACGGTATATCCGGTAATCGGCGTATCAACAACAATATAGGCACTCATAGAGTACCGAATGTTGTTGGCGCTGACTAGAGGATCGGCTGCGATCTTGGCTGTCGTATAGCGAAGGGTTCTACGAGTACGTTTACCGTACGCGTGAGAAACCGTCACTTTCGTCAGCCCGTCAGAAGCGGTGAATTCACCACTATTGACGCCATTGCTTGTCCGAGGACAAGAAATGGAATTCATGGTTTGTGGATCGGCAAAAGCCATTGGACAAGTTCCTTTGCAGTGACACATAATTGTGTGTCGTTCATAGAAATGAAGTTCATCCCCCTAAAAATTGAGGGAGCGTGGCGACCGGGATATCCCGAGCGCCGCGACTGTGGCCCATTGCCGGTTCGTGAACGAACTCGGATTGATGCCAAAACCATACGGGGTCGCTTTCGATCTCTGTTTAGACGTCAAAATACACGTCTGATCAGCCGAAACCGGACCAGCGTTCCTTAAAACAACGCCGGTCAGTGCGAAATTGACTTGTGTCACATACTGACGCATGACATAGCCATAACGCATTACCAGGTCATCGTTTGCAAAAGCGTTCATGTTGTGAATAACATCACCTGAATTGCCAATCCAATCGAGGGCCCAAGTCCAAGGTGCTAGGTTCCACAAGGTATCTACATCGACCTTACTGCCATACAAGATTTGGCGTATTCGGTCACGTCTAGATACTAACTTATTACCCTTTCCCCACACATTGTCGGGTAGGTAATAGGTATAAGCTCCTTCAAACCAAACTTTCTCGTTTGTTTGAGTGGTTCGTGTAACCTTACCTGTAGAGAGATAGGCATCAGTTGCCAAAATGGGAGTGCCATAGGCATTCTCACTTATGACATCAATGATAGTCTGACTCTCGTTTAGGAGTTCAATCCGTCTGTGAACATTTTTGCCACTATTTCGCATTAAATGGTTCACATACTTATCGTGCTTTGTTGTGACATCAACAAATTTCTTGATGTCGTTAACAACCGGAACATAGCCGAAATTAAAATTCAGCCATTCTTCCGCTGTACGACGAGGGAGTTTTCGCAAATCCTTAAGAGCTTCTTTCCATTTAATAGGATTGAAGGCCTGAGG